TAAACCTAATATTTCTCCCAAAGTTCGCGATTTTGCAAAAAGAATTGTAGATGTTCAGACTAAAGAAATAGCTGAAATGAATAAAATTATATCAGATGAGAAAGAGACAAAAAAATAATATCAGATTAATATATGTATATTCAAACACATATAAATCAACAAATATTGAAGACAAAAGTTTTAAGAACCACATTAGAAATTAATTTGGGAATGATGGGTAAAAAATTTGATGGCAAATTTGATGCTTTATTATTTGTTATGAACAATGACGAATCTTCTTTTTGGACGAGGAATTGTATAGTTCCATTAGACATTATTTTCATAAAAAATGGAAAAATAAGCAAGATTCATCATAATTGTCCACCTTGTGTCACATATGATTGTAAAAGTTATCCAGGAAAAGGCAATCTTGTATTAGAAATGCTTGGTGGAACATGTCGCGAGTTAAATATTAAAAGCGGCACAAAAGTGTATTTCTCAACTTAATTATATTTAAATTTAAATTTAAAATTGAATGTAAAACTTTAATTGAATAAATAAATAACGAAAATGAATATTTACTATGTGTATATTAGTAAATTAGAACGAAAAAAACCATATAATAAACCTTTATCACAACGTTTTAAAAAAAGAAAACATTTTAATATTAAAGAATGGGTTGGCAGTTGGCGAATATGTGGTAATATTAAAATATTTATTTCTTAGATTTCTACCTCTTCTGGATGGTTTTCAGAGAGTTGGATATAATCCATGATTGTTTGTTTCTTCACTTGGGTAGTAGCAACAATATAAGTTTGTCTCATTTCTTCTGTGAGAGAAATAGACAACCATAATTGAGATGATAAACTGAATGTAATACTCATACTAGAACCATTAATTGGTTCTGTTTTCCAGCCTATTTGAGAATCTTTATTCTTTCCCCGCTTACCAATAAGAGGCACCCATGTATAAGACGATGGATCCATTAAAGGATGGTCTGCGGAAATAATAAACCAATCATACAGAATTTTATCTGATTGTTCCTCCCGTGCAATAATGGAGTAATATTGAAAATTTTTTCTTCTATTTATTTCAGCAATTATATCTGTTATATTTCCTGGATCACTGGATGAACAAACGCATGTTAAACGATAAGAACTAATGTTAAAATGGTCTTTAGAAGCAGTCTCGTATTTGACAGATTTATTAGAAAAGTTACCAGCGCTACATGAAATATCACTTCCAGGCGAATGAGAACCACTTGCTTGCGAGTAAATAATGCATCCAGCATGTGTCAAAATTTGGGTATTAATTGCCTCCCAAACACTTTCCTTAATAGGTTCAGCATTGAGAAGATGATATCCGCGAACACACTTTCTAAAATAACTAGCAAATCCATGCACTAATTCTGGTGTAAACGCCAGCGCCATAATACAGATGAGTTGCTTCATCATTAAAGTATAAAAATATAATCAATTTTTTATTTTTATTGAGAATATAGTTTTATGGGATTATATCCATAAACGCGTTCAAGTCCCAAATGAGATATACCATGCACTCCAACGGCAATAGATAATAATAAAATTAATATTGCAGTGCTTCCAGGATAATGTTCATATTTATTTAATTTTGAATAATTCAAAGCTATAACAATTAATGCAATAAATAAAAGAATCCCATTAAGAATGTGTGCATAAAAGGAGGGAGGTAAAAGGTCCATTATATAATAAGCAAATATTATTCATCTTCTTTGCAATACTTTAAATCAAATAGGTCGCTATATTTGGTCTCAATCAAATTAATCATTTGTTCGGCCTTTAGAATCTTATCTCTCTTTAACATCTCGGCGCCTTCTAGCATTAGTTCCTTGCAGTTCTTTAGGATAAACGTAGCATACTTGTTTGCATCATCAATCAAGTCAGCGACTTCATTATCAATCATTTCCTTATATTTGTCACTTAAACTGGGGTAAATAATCTTATGCTTTCCCATCCCATAATAAACAATCATCTTCTCAGCCAACTTGAATGCCTCTTCAAAGTCATTAATTGCGCCAGTTGTAATGCTAACGTCAAAAAATATTTCTTCTGCAATTCTACCGGCCAATAGGATTGCCAAGTGTTCAAAAAGGGCTTCTCTCGTGTAAATACTAGAAGTAGAACCCTCAAATACAGTGTAAGCTGGACTTTTTGGTGACGACAAGTTGATAATAACTTTGGTCATTTTTGAATGATGTTTCGCCACAAGACCCATTACAGCATGACCCATTTCATGAATAGCAATGTGGTCAATAATATCAGATGTAAATTGGTGGTCTGTCGGCTGCCAGCCTGCCATCATTTTATTCATAATGATATCAATATCTTGCGATGTCATTTTTTCCTTATTATATCTGAGCGCATTTAACATTGCCTCGTTGAAAAGATTTTCAATTTGAGCTGCAGAGAGACCGAGGGTTAGGTCAACCATATCCTTGATAACAATGGAATCGTCATATGGTTTACCCTTGGTGTGAATATTAATGATGGCTTCTCTCGTGGCGGAATCTGGAAGACCGATATAAATCCGCTTATCAATGCGTCCTGGTCTGCACGATTAGTTGCTCCTATTAGGAAGATTCCTGTATTGTTTTTGAAACCGTCTAGCTGTACCAAAAGCTCATTTAATGTGCTATCACGTTCATTGGAAGATGACTCGCCGTCTCCAGAGCGTTTCCTGCCAATAGCATCAATCTCATCTATAAAAATGACACATGGAACATTCTTCTTTGCGAGAGAAAAAAGCTCTCTAACTCTGGAAGAACCCACACCAACGTATTTATCTTGAAATTCTGAACCGGAAACTGCAATAAATCCCGTCTTTGCCTCACCAGCAAGTGCCTTTGCAATTAGAGTTTTACCATTTCCTGGAGGACCCTCCAAGATAAGACCCTTTGGAACGCGGACATTATATTTTGCATACTTGGTATAATTGGATAAAAACTCAATACATTGAGAAAGTTCAAGCTTTATTTTATCAAAACCACCGACATCTGTGAATTTTATTGGGTGCTTTGTAACTACTTCAAAGTTGTCCGACTTTCTTTCACGATTTCTTCCGCGTCCAAAAATATCTTCGTCGTCATCATCATTGTCATCATTACCAAAATTTTGAAATTTACTGAACATTCCTTTATTGATAACGATACGTAAACCTCCTCTCCTGCTATGAGGTTCTCCCGAAGCTTTTGCCTCCGATGCATTTTTTCCTCCATTAATAAGTCTCTCTAAGAAATCCAAATTTTCGTCATACTCTTTGGAATATTGTTCTCCCAACATTTGATAATCACGTTCTGTTTGATTTTTTGAGTTCAACTTGTGAATTTTTTCCTCGTAAACAGTTTTGGGCTTATATCCAGTATATCTGCGAACATGTTGTTTATTATTTAATATGGTCTCATTTTGTTCTGGAATATAATCCGGATTTGGAACTTTGTTCTCTTCTTGAATAGGTCTGGGCTTAGAAAGAGGATATTTTCTAGGGGCGCTATTAATATTGGCAAAATTGCTAAATCCATTAGCAATATTTACAAAAAATAAGAAAAGCAAAATGAATTTCATATAAAATAATACAATTTATGATTTTATATTGTTTAACTTGATTTAATATTTTTATTAGACAGACCAAATCATTTTTTTATGTTACAATTAAACTATTGTTTCCCAGACAATTTCTGGTGGGGAAGGCCATTCAGAATACGCGATAGCCTTACTAGTTGGTCTTTCTAATGAAAGCAACTGTTCCAAGGCTTTTTTGCGACGTTCAACAGGTTCCATACTTATTGGCAATTTACGACTCAACTGTTTCCATCGCCATTCAAACTGCAAAGCAGCAGGCCAATCTGGAAATCCTTTCACATAGCAAACTCTGTGCCAAATTTCGCCTTTTGCAACTTTAGCACCAGTGGCGTGAGCTCCACCTTTTATTTCTTTATTATGTTGTCTAAGACGGCGGTCAACATCTATAGTTGCTCCTACATAAGTTGCTTTATCAGATGATTCAAGAAGATATACAAAAGACATAATAAAACTAGTTATAAAAATATGAGAGAAAACACGTGGATGCCGGAGTAATATATATAATTTTTAACTTAAAGACCCCAACAATGAAAAGAAATATATTTTATTATTATAATATATATTTTATTAATGGCATCACAATTAACACCCATTACAATGAGTAGATTATTCAGACGTGCAAATCAAAAACACAAATATCACAATCCAAATGATATTGTCAATCTAACAGAAGACCAAATTTATGCGTTAGACCCAAATTCATTTCCTTCAGATATTTTAGATTTTAGGGAGACAAATGATATATTTAGTCCTAATAAATATACAGATGGTCCAAAAAAACTAAGAGCTATGCGATTTATGATAGGTATAAAAAAATCAGAAAAAGAAAACCCACACGAAATAATGAGAAGATCAGAAAAAATTAGGATGGAGAAAGATAGAAATGCGTTAAAACAAGCAACTCAAGACGCAGAAGAAAGAAAAACATTTTTACAACCAAGAAATATAGGAAACCAACAGGAAGATTTATTAATGATAAAACAAAAAGAACAAGCATTAATAGAATTACATAAAGAAGCTAATAAATTAAAACAACAAATAGAATTAAATGAAAGACTTATTAGAGGGTCAAAAAGCCTAGGATTATCTGGAACATTTCCAGATGAACCAGAGAAACGAAGAAGATTAAATCAAATTCAAGCACAAATTAACTATCTTGAATCCCATTTGGTAGCTAACAGTGGAGGTAAAAAGCGCAGGATTAAAACAAGAAAAAATAAAAAGGCGCATAATAAAACTGCAAAAAAAAGAACGTCAAAAGTTACCTATCGTAATAAAAATGGTAAAAAATTGTAAAAATATTAAAAAATGGAACAGATAAAAATAGAAAAGGAAAAGTTACATATATATCGTATAAATAATTTAAGAGATGGTAGGCAAATATAAATTTATAAAAATAAGGGAGAAATATATATATTCTGAAAAGTGAACTTAAAGAACCTGGCGGAAATTTCGAATAAAAAAGGGGCAAAAGTGTTTCCAAAATCCAAAAATGGACAAAAATAAATGTCCAATTTTCAAAAGTCAAAAGATTTTATGAAAAAAGGGTCAAAATTTCTCCCTTGTGAGCATTATGGTCTGGTCCACCAAAAAAATAATTATAATTTTGTTATGCTAATTTTTAAGTATTTTTGGTGAAAAAAGTTTAGACTTATTTTATGTCCTCTAAATAGAGGACGAATGGATGACAATATTAAGCCAAAAGAAGTTAAATTATTCCACTGCAAAATTTGTGACTTTACAAGCAGTAAAATAAGTAATTACAAGACACATTTATTGTCTAGTAAACACAAAAAGAATGACGAAATGATTACAATGGATTACAAAAAAACAGCCAAAGAAGCCGAAACCACATTTACGTGCGAATGTGGAAAGGAATATAAACACCGACAAGGATTATGGAAGCATAAGAAAATATGCTCAGAGCCTTTTGACACCAATCAAATTATTTCAGAAAATGCGCCAACTGATGAACCCACGTTAAAGGAAATGTTTCTTAAAGTTGTTGAACAAAATCAAGCCATTTTACTTGAAAACCAGGAAATGCGAAAACTTTTGAGTGAAACTATACCAAAAATTGGTAACACGACAAATAACACAACGAATAACAATCAATTTAATCTGCAGTTCTTCTTGAATGAACAATGCAAAGATGCTCTCAATATCGGCGACTTTGTTGAGCAAATCAAGCTTCAACTAAGTGACTTGGATATGATTGGTAGAGTTGGCTATGTGGAAGGTATGAGTAAAATATTCATGCGTAACCTTCATGCTCTTGATGTCTTCAAAAGACCTATTCATTGCAGCGACTTGAAGAGAGAAACATTGTATATTAAGGATAAGGACTGTTGGGAAAAAGAAAACGACGAAAACGTAAAGATTACACGCGCTATAAAAGAAGTTGAACACAAAAATATTAAACAACTGCCTCAATGGAGAGAAGAAAACCCAAGTGCAGAAGATACAGAGACCAAGAAACACATGGAATATCAAAAAATCTTATTAGAAGCTATGGGCGGTTCAACAATGGAGGATGATAATAAAAAGCGGGAAAAAATAGTAAGAAATATTGCAAAAGAAGTTGTCATTAATAAAACTTCAGTAAAATGACAAATTTTTCTCGGTGTTATAATAAATTTAAGAAAATGATTTAGACTTATTTTTTGTCAACTATTTAGGAAACATATGAATGACAAAAAATTGCAAAAACTCGCTAAAACTCATAAATGTGATTGTTGTTACTATGAATGCAATAAATAT